ATGGTGGCAAACCTGGTAGAACGATATCCAGCTGGAATTATCTGATCGACACAGCCAATTACGATGAGTTCGTTCAACTCTATTGGTGGAGCGACGAAGCCGCTGATGTTAGTTTATCAGAAATAGCGGCGCAAACTCCTACCCTTACGAATCCAGCGATTCCAGAAAGCCCTTCTATTATTTTAACAGTTTGTCCTGTTCGATTAAAAACCACTTGACATTCAATATCGTTTAAGTTTATAATTCAGAAATTTATCTAAGTTTAGTCCTTAGGACTAAATAAAATTGCAACGCCAATAGTGATATTGACGTCGGATTCAAATTGACGCCTAGGGTATTGACCCTTTTACTCGTGTGATACACGTAGAACGCCGTCCGTGAGTACTCCTCGAGAGTTACTAGCAACTGAATGCTAGTATTCTCTTAATCAAAATACTAGCATTCCTTTACTAATTTTGTTACACTATAAAGATGCTAGAATTTTTAATTATTTTATTGATCGGTTTATTATCGGGTATCGTAATTGGTCTGATGCCAGGACTCCCTGCGTATATAGGACCCTTATTTCTATATCCATTTATCAGCTATCTTTCTGTAGATCAAATCTTAGCATTTTGGTTATCTTCACATATTGGTAGCCAATACTTCGGTAGTGTTGCAGCGATACTGCTTAAAATTCCTGGTGAAATGTCGTCAATGATCTATATCAAGGATATAGATCGGCTCAATACCAACGAACGGCTTGGTTTAGTAAGCCAAACGGCCTGGGGTAGTACTATCGGATCATTGGTTAGTCTCATGGTAATTTTACTAGTATATTATCTGGGGCTATATACAGAATTGATCCAATTAAGTAGTAATAATATCAAGATATTGTTATTGACCATCTTAGTAGCGACCTTGTGTTGGTTTACAGATCATAAGAAATTAAGTTTCTTGTTATTTTTCATTGGATTCTTTTTTTCTGAAAAAACCAATCATGAATTACCAATTTGGGTATTCAAGATACAAGAGTATACCACTGACATTACGATATTTTCTTTAATTTTAGCATTTTTAATTATTCCTGAAGTTATAGAGGAAATATCAAAAGATCATACGATTGATCAACTTGATATCACTAAAAAAACTGTTAAATCAAAATTAGATTTTAGTTCTATATTAAGAGGAACCTGGCTTGGATCTGTAATTGGTCTGATCCCTGGACCTTCGCACATACTAGCTTCGATTGGGGCATATAATAGCTACAATAAAGACCAAATCAAAGAAAAGATTATCAGTGCAGAATCTGCTAACAACAGCGCAACTATAACATCTTTGTTACCGTTTTTATATGTAGGATTACCCATAACACTAAATGAATTTTTGTTAAATGATTTACTTCAAGTTAAATTGTTCATGATCCCGCGTGATTTTTTACAGGCGTGGCCTCCCATGCCTAGCATAAATTTAATTGAATTTTGTTTTATTGTGATAGTTTTGTCTATTTTTGTATATCATTTTTTAGCACAAATGTTTTTAGGGTATTATGGAAAATTTCTAAAAGATATGCATGGTAGACTCAAGTGGATATTTTTATGTCTGATATCTTTTTTGATGTATATTGATATCTCATATAATTCGATGTATGTTATTCCTTATATGATTTCTTTAACTTTGTTAGCTAGTGTTGGTTGGTGGATGAAACGTAATTGTATTAATGTACTACCTTTGCTGTTTGGATTTATTTTAGGCGACATGATATGTTGGTCAGCTTATCAGTTTTATCAAATTTATTTTTATTAGGAGATATAAATGTTTAAAAAAATTGTAGGAAAAATTTTAGTTGGATTAGTGGTGTTTTCATCAATTGCCCATGCTGATGAGGGGTTGAAAGTTATGTATGTTGGCGCTCCACAATCGGGGCCACCAGTTATTTTAACACAGTCATTTGCACAAAATTTGAATGTTCCAAATACATTTGTCAGCATGAAAGACTGCGCCGGTGCCCTTAAAGTAATTGAGCAAAATCCTAATGTAGTGTTTTTTGTCAGTGACTTATCAACACTAACATTTAAACGCGAAGGTACAGACTGTATGCCAAAATTCAAACCGGAAGACGTGATTGGCACTGTAGCATCCAGCTGGCATGTTTGTAAAAAGGTCGGCGGTAGAGACATGGGACAACAAAGATTTACTTTTGGTATGTCGAACGTAATACCAGTGAATGGAATAGCAAAAGATTTCAATAAACGTAATGGGGTGAATGCAGTCCCTGTGGCTTTGGCTAGTTCAAGTCAGGTCGTTTCTGCTTTACTGAGTGGAGATATTGACTGGGGGATGATCAATCCCGGAGTGTCGGAACCATTGGTTCAGGAAGGCAAACTAGAATGTCCATTGACATTTATACCACAAGGTACAGCATTGGTAGGCAAAAATTCATATATTGCTAATCACTATGATATGACTATTCCAGATCTACGTTGTACATATTTGTTAGTAGTTAAATCTAAGGATCCTAAAGTGCGAGAAGCAGCATTGAAAGCAGCTCAAAGCAAAGGATTTACAGAATTCCTGGATAAAACACGTTATATTAACATTAAATCAGGAAATTTTACACAGGCTGATCTAGATGGATTTAATTTTTATATTAATCATTTAGAAAAATCCTATTATTAAGAACATCACAAGGACAAAAAAATGAAGAAAATTTTAACTTTATTGTTAATCACAGCCAGCACTGCAACACTGGCTGATAGCAATGCTGATTTGATACAGGCTCTTGTCAACAAAGGAGTGTTAACACCAGAAGAAGCAGCTCCATTGGTAAAAGATCACGTTAAAGAAAAGAGAGAAATTAAAAAATCTATAGCTGACAGCGGACGAGAAGAAATGCCCGTCAAGTTTTTTGGAGTTATTAGAACATTTTTAGAAAACGATAAGATCAACACACCCGGCGCACAACCAGACGCTAAAGTAAGTAGCTGGATCAGTAAGTTAGGTATTAAATTTAAGGAACCAATTACAGCATTTGGCGATGGATGGGTAGTTAATGGACAGTATGAAACTAGTTTTCAAAGCGATACTCCCAAATATCTGACTACATATTTAGGTGATATGCAAAGTACTATCGGGGTCGCTTCTAATTATGTAGATTCTGCGGCCGAATATAAATTAGACGTAGGTCGTAAACCACACGGACTTTGGTTAACCATGCGTGAATTTGGTATATTCAATGATGATCCCGGTTCTCCGTTGGGAGAAATACATGCCAGACAAAATATCTTTATGAATAATGGCATATATGCCCAATACAAACCAAGTTACGTGCCGGGATTGACGATCAATACCGACTACAGCCTAAGTGAACGCGATAATGTCAGGAACAAATATTCTGTATCTGCTAGATATAATTGGGATAGGTATTCTATCGTTGGTGTAAGATATGATGATTATATTGGTAACGAGACAAATTTAGTTGCAGGTTCGATTGAATTTAAAGAACTTAAATCTAAATTAACCGCTATGTATAGTGATGACAACCAGACAGGGACTCCCTTACCAGCTAACGGACCTACACTTAAGACCAAAGGGTTTAGCACTCAATGGGCTTGGAAATACAGTGAAAATAATACAGCACTAGTTGGATATGGTCATAGGAATGATGGAGTAAATTCTTATACTTTAGGTAACGATTATCAATTGAATAAGCGCACCACGTTACAGTTACATTATCAACACACAAATGCTGATAATCCAATAGTTTTTACAACAGCTAATGATATTGGTCCGATTTATGGTACCAATGGTGGTCCAGCTGCGGCCACCGCCACCTCAAGAGATTTGGCTATATTAGGACTTAAATTTGTATTTTAAATGATCAAAAGACCTTTAATATTTGTAGGCAGTAGAAATAAACAAGCCCTATTACATATAGCCGCAGAGCTAAACGGTTATGAAATTCTGGGTATATTAGATCATCATTATTATGGTGATGGTAATAATAAAATAAACAATGTTCCTGTGATAGGAGACGAACGTTGGTTGCTGGATCCTGAGAATAAAGAAGCACAGCACTGGTTAAAAACCTGTGACTTCTTTCCGGGCAATTGGTGGAATGGAAATCAACATACTGATAAAAAACAGATTAATCTACAACAATTACGTTTAGATAGGATTTCTATTCTAGAAAAGTCGGGAGCAAATGTAATCAATATAATACATCCAAGCAGTTTGCCTAAAGGTCATGACAGCAAGTATGCTAGTTTGAAATTTGGTAAAGGTATTTTTGTTGATGACGATTGCTGGATTTGTCCACATCAGGTCAGTATAGGAGACTATAGCGTTGTGATGATGAATGCCAAAGTAACCGCAATGAGTCAGATAGGATTTAATGTCATCATAGGCCCTGCCGCATATACATACGCCTGTACGATAGGAGATAACAGTTATCTCGGTATGTTTACAAAAATCAGTTTAAATCATAAAACCGGAATCACACATATTGGAAATAATGTTACAACTTGGGCGCATTCAGATGTTAAAGCAAATATACCCGATAATTGTATCCATACTGATCAGGGAAGAATATTAAAGAAAAGGGAATCCCATGGAAAAGATTAATCTCACAGACTATCTGTTAGATATTTTTAAAAATTTTGATTCGAATAAAATTGCCATAATTGACAGCGAACGTGAAATTACATATAGTAATTTGTCTGGGTCTATAATAGATTTTGCCGGGTATCTCTCTGAAAAGGGATTTCATTCAGGAGACAAGGTAGGATTTTTAATGGAAGATAGCATTGAATGGTGTATTGCATTTTTTGCTACCCTATATCTAGGTGGAACACCAGTTTTGCTTAGTCCCCGAGCATCATCAAAAGATTTATGTGATGCGATTTCAACAAGTAATGTAAGATTTGTTATTGTTTGTGAATCAGATTTAAATTTAGCAGATTTAACATTCCATGATAATACTTGCATAATTAAAAAACATGAAATTTTTTGTGGAGATAGAAAAAAAACTATTTTTCCTTATTGGTGGCATCCAGATGAATCTTCGTTCTGGTGTAAAAGTTCAGGAACTAGCGGTCGCAATCAAAGATTTATTGTGCATAGACATAAAAGTCTTTTTGACGCAATTAAAATTAATACTGATTTACACCAACTCACTGACACGGTGATATCATTTTCTACGCCAAAATTATTTTTTACTTATGGATTACTAAATCTATTAGGTGGATTAGTTAAAGGATGTAAAATTATTTTATCTAGTAAAATTCCTGCTGGTGCGTTGGTAAGTAACATTGTGAAGACCTACAAAGTTACTCATTTATACGCAACACCTACTATTTTTATGTCATTGATAAAATATAATGGTGATAGTGAGGATTTTGATAGTATCAGACATATTGCTTGTTCTGGGGAATATTTGCCTAAATATATCGAACAAACTTTTTATAATAAGTATAAAAAATCAATTTACAGTGGCTTAGGTATGGCTGAACTAACTACGTGGGCCATTGGCCAAAATAAAGACCAAAACAAATTTGGTTCTATAGGAGTTGCGTTGCCCGGAGTCATAGCTGAGGTAAGAAATGAGCAAGGTGGTTTATGTAAAAATGGTGAAATTGGAGAGTTATATATTAAACATCCTGCAATGGCACTAATGTATTGGAATTCTGTTAAAGATAGTTTAGAAACTTTTGTTGATGGTTGGGTTAAAACAAGAGATATGGTATACAGAGACAGTGATAATTATTATATGTATGTCTGTCGTAAAGATGATGCAATTAAAATCCGCGGCAGTTATGTAAAAATTTTAGACATTGAAGAATTGATTTCTCAGCACCCCGCAGTCGAAGAATGTGTAGTTATTAATATAAAAAATAAATTTGATATGCCTGAATTAAGCAGTAAAATAGTTTTAAAAAAATCTCACAATATAACATCGAGTGAAATCAGAAGTTTTTTATCTAAAAAAATAGAATTATACAAAATACCAAAGCACATTTATTTTGTTGAGTCATTACCAAAAACATTAACTACTAAAAAAATTAGAAATAGAAATCATGAATCATTCAAAAACACTTGACTTCCTCTACTAAACTACTATATTATAGATAGTATAACCCAATAAATACATAACTATGCTATTTGGCTACATCTTACTTTTAATTGCATTAACCATCAGTGGTGTTGCGGCTTTTTACAGTATCGCAGGACTAACTGCTATATTTGCCGCGGCATTCTGGCCTATCGTTATCATGGGCAGTGTGTTAGAACTTGGTAAAGTTATCACCACAGTTTGGCTACACAAGTATTGGGATCGCGCCGCATTACAATTCAAACTATATCTAGTTCCAGCCATTGGTATCCTTATGTTAATTACTTCAATGGGCATCTTTGGATTCTTGAGTAAAGCACATTTGGATCAAGCAGTGCCGGCTGGTGATGTATCAGCACAGGTACAGATATTTGATGACAAGATCAAAACTGAACGAGATAATATCGAAGCGGCCCGCAAAGCCCTAAAGCAGATGGACGCACAGGTTGATGAGAAACTATCAAGAACAACAGATGATCGAGGAGCAGAACGTGCAGTCCAAATCCGTAGAACACAGACCAAAGAGAGAACCAATCTCCAAAACGAAATTTCCTCCGCACAGAAAAAGATTTCAGCACTTCAAGAACAGCGAGCACCCGTAGCCAGCCAAGCACGTAAAGTAGAAGCAGAAGTTGGTCCTATCAAATATATCGCCGCACTTATCTACGGTGACAATCCAGAAGCTAATCTATTAGAAAAAGCAGTTAGATGGGTAATCATCTTAATAGTTCTAGTATTTGATCCATTGGCATTAGTTTTAATCTTGGCCGCTGATCAGACATTTGTTTGGCATAGAGAAGATAAGAAGAAACGAGAAGGGTGGAGCCAAGTTTGGCAACCTAACAGCGAAGCATGGCCTGAATGGAATGATCTACCCCCGGCTTCAGAAGACTTTGATCCAAGACCCACGTATGAACCCGATGATGGCCCGTTAACTGATACACAGTTAGATAAGATACAAGAACTAGCTGATCAACAGATCGCAGAAGAACAAACAAAAAATACCACACTCACACGTGAACTTGAGGCGGTTAAAGCTACAGCTGAGAACCTAAAAAAAAAGTTCATGAACTCCTTCAGCAACCTTCTAAAGAAATAATCAAAGAAGTATTTGTTGATAGACCAATTGAGGTCACCAAAGAAGTTTATATTGATAGACCCGTTGAAGTTATCAAGGAAATAATCAAAGAAGTTCCTGTTGAAGTCGTTAAAGAAGTAATAGTAGAACGAGAAGTCATCAAAGAAGTCATAGTAGAACGATTCATCGAACCACCTGCACCAGAACCTACACCACCAGCTGATATTTCGTACGCCGACCCTCCACCATTGAGAGGATTCCAAGCACCCGCGACCGATGAAGCTCCAATCAATCCAACACCCAAGGCAGTGGTCATTGACGAAGTACCAAATCAAGTGGTCATACCAGATTTCAGCATCGGTGCTGAAAATGCCATGCCGGTAAATGCTGGCTTTGGTGATACGTTCCCCATTAACCCACTCAAAGGTGATATGTTCCTGCGTGTGGACATGTTGCCCAGCAAGCTATTCAAGTGGAATGAACAGAAATGGATAGAAGTAGATAAAACCAAGACTGATAGTTTTGCCTACGATCGCGCATATATACAACATCTAATAGAAAAAATTGACTCAGGTGAATATGACATTGATCTGCTCACCGACAGTGAAAGCGAACAAATCAAGGAGTATTTAAATGCACAATCAAAACACTAGATATATCACCTATCCCAGCACGGTAGAAAAACAGCGTCATACAGTTCTAATCATCGACATCAAACCAGCGGATTTCATAGTCCTAACAGAATTCCTCCAGGCCTCTAATAGAGATTTTGATGTCTACTTGTACGAGGGTGCTACTCATGATCTAGAATGGTTAAATCATGTCAGCCAGAACTGTGATGCGATCCTTATAGATCATTCTAGCCAAGTTACCATCACACCCATAGATACTAATATCAGATATGGAGTTGGATCGGAGTATCAGACACCTTACGGTTACTTCACCAAATTAGTTGACAAAACTGTTGAAATTATTGTATAATATCATAAATAATATACTATTATATTCAAGGAAAGGTGTTAATGGCATTTGAAAATTCATTAAAAGGCAGTACTGTTTACGTTAAGAACGACAATGTAGAACAGGCTATGCGTAAGTTTAAGAAAAAGATACAGGACAGTGGTTTGTTATTAGATATGCGTGGTCGTGAGCACTATGAAAAACCCACTACTGAACGTAAACGCAAAGCCAGTGCAGCCAAAAATCGTTGGAAAAAGAAATTACAGAGCCAGCAGTTGCCCAAGAAATTATATTAGTATATAATAAAGTTTTAAAGAAATAAATAATTGTATAGAGTGCCGTAAAGGGCTTTATATTTTAGATCTTGCTTAATAAAAGGAGAAACTATATGTCTAAGATCATCGGTATCGACTTAGGAACCACAAATTCATGCGTGGCTATTCTAGAAAACAACAAACCCCGTGTAATTGAAAACAATGAAGGTGCTCGTACTACACCTAGCGTCGTTGCCTATGGCGATGAAATTCTAGTTGGTGCACCAGCTAAACGCCAAGCAGTAACTAATCCAAAGAAAACTATCTATGCAAGTAAACGCTTGATTGGTCGTAAGTTTGACGAAAAAGAAGTCCAAAAAGATTTAGATCTGATGCCCTACACTATCATCAAAAATACCAATGGTGATGCATGGGTGCAGATAGATGAAGAAAAACTAGCACCACCACAAATCTCTGCTGAAGTCTTGCGTAAAATGAAAAAGACTGCTGAAGACTATCTTGGTGCAGAAGTAACACAGGCAGTTATCACTGTGCCAGCTTATTTTAATGACGCACAGCGCCAAGCGACTAAAGACGCAGGCAAGATTGCCGGATTAGAAGTACTACGTATCATCAACGAGCCAACAGCGGCTGCATTAGCATTTGGCATGGACAAAGACAGTAAAAAAGATCGTAAGATTGCTGTGTATGACCTAGGTGGCGGTACATTTGACGTATCCATTATTGAGATTGCAGATGTTGATGGTGAAAAACAATTTGAAGTTTTAGCTACAAATGGTGATACATTCTTAGGTGGTGAAGACTTTGACCAACGTGTGATGGACTACATCATTGACGAATTCAAGAAAGAGTCAGGTGTTGATCTCAAAAAAGACATGTTAGCCCTACAACGATTAAAAGACGCTGCAGAAAAAGCAAAAATTGAGTTGTCAAGCAGCCAACAGACTACAGTAAACCTACCGTACATCACAGCAGACGCAACAGGGCCTAAACACTTAAACGTGGTCATCAGTCGCGCTAAGTTTGAATCACTGGTTGAAGATCTAATCCAACGCAGTATTGAGCCATGTCGTATTGCTATTAAAGATTCAGGTGTTGCAGTTGCAGACATCGATGATGTTATCCTAGTTGGTGGGCAAACACGTATGCCCAAGGTACAAGAAGCAGTTGAAGCATTATTTGGCAAGGCTCCACGTAAGGATGTCAATCCAGATGAGGCAGTGGCAGTTGGTGCGGCTATCCAAGGTGCTGTATTAGCAGGTGACAAGACTGACGTTCTATTACTAGACGTTACTCCATTGTCATTGGGTATCGAAACCATTGGTGGCGTGTTTACTAAACTTATTAAAAAGAATACTACTATTCCTACTAAAGTTAGCCAAACATTCTCAACAGCAGATGATAACCAACCAGCAGTTACAGTTGCTATCGCACAAGGTGAACGTGAGTTCGTCAAGGACAATAAGAAACTTGGTGAGTTTAATCTAGAAGGTATCGAGCCAGCACCACGTGGCGTACCAGCTATTGAGATTACGCTTGACATTGATGCCAACGGTATCTTAAAAGTAAGTGCTAAAGATAAGAAAACTGGCAAAGAAAATAAGATCACTATCAAAGCCAATTCAGGTTTAAGTGAAGAAGAAATTGAGAAAATGGTACAGGATGCAGAAACTAATAAAGAAGCTGATGCCAAAGCCCGCACAACAGTTGAGGCCAAAAATGCAGGAGAAAATAATGTACACGGAATTGAACGTGCATTGAAAGAACATGGTGATAAGATCACCGAAGAACAACGCAAGGCAGTAGAAGCCGGAGTTGAACAACTTAAAGAAGCTTTGAAAACAGAGGACGCTGAAAAGATCTATGAAGCTATCCAGGCACTAGCCGAACCAGCTTTTCCATTGTTTGAAGCTAAATCTGCAGCAGAAGCCGAACCTACGGTAGAAACTGCGGACCAACCAAATTCAGAAAAACCCAGCGATGTAGTAGATGCTGAGTTTACTGAAGTTAAAAAGGATGCCTAAGGGGTCCTTGATTTAATCTTGCTTTATATAAGGAGAATAAGCTATGAAACAAGTATATATTAACAGTCTGGATATTCCAAGTATCCAAAGATTTGCAGTTGGATTTGACCGCATGTTTGATGAGCTCAGCCGTACAGCTGGTACATTGAATGCTAGTAACTATCCACCCTACAACATCATCAAAGAAAGCGAAACTATCTGGAAGATTGAGGTAGCTGTCGCAGGCTTTGATGAAAGTGAGTTGGATGTTGAGATCGTCAACAACGAACTAGTTGTCTCTGGTGCTGTCAACAAAGAAAACAAAGCGGAACAACAGTATCTACATCAGGGTATCGCTGGTCGTGACTTTGAACGCACATTTGCTCTAGCAGAAAATGTAGAAGTCAAAGGTGCTGGGGTTAAGAATGGTATCTTAACTGTTACTTTAGAACATATCGTTCCAGAGTCAGCTAAACCTAAGAAAATCGCCATTACTTTCCAAAAGTAATTGCAATTCTAAACAAAAGACTATATAATAATAACTAGGGCGGTAGAAATGCCGCCCGTGTTATTCGATTAAAATATTATGTCAATTATAGCAAAGGAAATCATGGGCACTAAAGCTGTTACCAGAGTAAAACCTACTCCTAAATTTGATTTGAGAGAACCTCCCTTGTATCGCGTGATCTATATCAACGACAGCGTGACCACCATGGAGTTCGTGATAGAAACCCTAGTAACCATTTTCAATCACACACCAGAATCTGCCCAAGAAGTCACCATGAAGATACATGAAGAAGGTAGTGGTACTGCTGCGATACTTCCATATGAGATGGCAGAACAAAAAGGTGTGGAAGTAACACAGTTAGCCCGCAACAATGGATACCCACTTCAAATAAAGCTCGAACCTGCTGAATGATATTCAATAAAGTCCAGGAATTAAAAGCACAAGGTCTACGCATAGGATTCACTGCTAGCCAATTTGATATGTTACACGCAGGTCATATTGCTATGTTAAGTGAAGCTCGCAATCACTGTGATTATCTTATTGCTGGCTTACAAAACAATGCCAGCTGGGATCGTCCAGAAAAGAACGCACCGATCCAATCAATAGTTGAACGTCAGATACAGTTAGCGGCAACACGCTATGTAGATGAGATCGTAGTTTATAATACAGAAAAAGATCTTGAAGATATCCTACTTACATTACCCCTTGATGTACGTATCTTAGGTGTAGAATATCGTGATAAAGAATTTACAGGTCGTGATATCTGTGTTTCGCGTGACATCGAATTAATCTATAATAAACGTGATCATAGTTTTAGTTCTAGCAGTCTTCGTAAACGTGTAGTAGAAGCAGAGAATAAACGATGAAGATAAGTGAAAATCAAATTGAGATAATTGCAGCTATATTACTGCTTACTGCACTGATATTCACATATATCTATAGTGACGAAATTGACGGAACAGTATCATATGATTGCAGACTAGCTGAAATTAGTGTAGACTATCCAGTAGCAGTTAAAGAACAATGTAGAAAACTAATGGAAGGTAAGAAGTAATGGATGTAATGTTAGACTTAGAAACACTAAGCACTCGCCCAGAGGCTACTATCCTAACCTTTGGTGCTTGCAAGTTTAGTCCTTATAATCAAGAACCCATAGACAAAGGTATTTACTTCCGTGTCAGTGTAGATGAACAGATCGCACTTGAACGCCACGTAGATGATAATACTGTTGAATGGTGGGGTCGTCAAGCAGAT